AAAGTCCTATGTGGATGGAGAAGTAAGCGATCTTCAAGGTCAAATTACCCAAGAGATCTCTGACAGGCAATCTGCTATCCAAAGTGTAGAAGGAATGGTCGAAGCCGAGGAAACTCGTGCTATGGCCGCCGAAAGCGCTTTAGATGGTCGTTTGGATGCTCTGGAACTCGATCCTGTAACAAAAACCTATGTTGATGGTATTCAGTCATCGCTTGATGGACGCCTTGACGTTCTTGAGAGTGATCCTGTAACTAAGTCATATGTAGATGGCGAAGTTTCTGGTTTACAAGGACAAGTTGACGTTGAAAAAGGTCGAATTGACGCAATTCTTTCTGCATCCGAAGCTGATAAAGATTCGTTTGCTGAAATTGTATCTTTGATTAACAGTGTTGATACTGCTAATGACAGCGCCTTTGCTGGCTATGTATTAAGCAACGATGCTGCAGTCGAAGCTGTTGAAGGTAGACTTGATGTCATCGAAGGTTCTGGCGAAGGTTCAGTTTCAAAAGCTGAGCAAGACGCAAAGGACTATGCGGATGGCCTTGATTCTGCAATGAGTAGCAGAGTAAGTGCGCTTGAAGCTGATCCAGTTACTAAGTCTTACGTAGACAGTGAAATGTCTGCTGAAGAAACAGCTCGTATGGGCGCTGACAATGCGTTAGACGCACGGTTAGACGTCCTTGAGTTGGACCCGGTAACTAAGTCTTATGTGGATGGTGCCGATAGCACACTTCAAAGCAATATCAACGGCTTGTTTGCAAGCAAAACTACTTCAGATTTAGCTGAAGGTAGCCGCTTGTATTACACTCAGGCTCGTTTTGATAGTGCTTTTAGTGCTAAGTCAACGTCTAATCTGACAGAAGGTAGCAATCAATACTTCACAGAAGCTCGTGCAAAATCGGCTGCTGTGGTAAATAGCTCCTCCGGTTCACAGACTGATCAAGCAATGAGTGTTAGCGCTGCTAAATCGTATATCGATACAGCAGACAATGCTCGTTTAAAACTTGACGGATCTGCAGCGATGACGGGTGCCTTGAATTTTTCAAGCACACTCTCCATCAATCAAGCCGGATCTGCTGTTATTAGTGCTACTGCTGGGCAAATGCTTGTTTTTACGCGTGGAATGAGAGTTCCTTACGCTGCTACAAGCGCTAATACGACGGTTGCTGCCCCATCGGGGTACATAACTGGCGTAAGCTCTGTTTCTTCTCCAAGGACTATTACGTTACCTATAGCCGCATCGATGGGTGCAGGACGTATGCTTGTCATAAAAGACGAAACAGGTGCTGCAAGCACCACTAATTACATTAGAATTCAGCCAAGCGGTGGTCAAACCATTGATGGCGAATCCTACTATGATATCGTAGTTCCCTATGAATCAGTAATGATTTATACTAACGGAACTAGCTGGTTCATAATGTAACAATGGGAGCCCCTTGTGGATGCGCACCACAGGGGGCAATCCCTTAAATTTTTGAGGACTTATGTCATACATAAAACCACAAGATACTATATCAAATAACGAAACAAAACGTGCTCCCACAGAGAATGCTGTTTATGATGCTTTAACGGGAACGCTATCGAGTTTTCCTACCCAAAACTACAACTTAACTCCGCAGTTGTACGATGCCGGTACAAAAACTGGCAATTTTACTTTAGACTTTGCAAACGGTCCTTGCCAACAAGTGACTGTAAACGCTGCTGGGCCTTTAGTGCTTACCCTCAGTAACCCAGTTACAGGCGGGGCCTACTTATTAAAAATAGTCCAAGGAGCAACACCTGGCACTATTACCTTTCCCATGACAGTAAAATGGGGAGCAGCTGGGGCACCTACGCTGTCAGGCACAGGCTTGATTGATATTATTAACCTGTATTACGACGGCACAAATTATTACGGTACATACGCTTTAGGGTATTAATATGAATCTGTTAAGGCTTATCTCAGCTCGACAGGCTCCCCCAGGAGGCTTTGACCCCGATGCCCAGGCTTTTATAACAGCTGCGGGTATTACCGATCCTACGCAAAAAACTGCAATTAATCAGCTTGTGTTGGATCTTAAAGGTTATAGTATATGGTCTAAGATGAAAGCTGTATACCCATTAGTCGGCGGAACCGCTAGCTCGCATAGCTATAATCTAATAAACGTAGCTCAATTTCAAATCACTTGGAGTGGGTCGCTTACACATAATTCGGATGGGGTAACAACCAGTGCAACCGGATACGGGTTAACCGGGATAACTCCTTCTACCCATTTAACGCAGAATTCTACCCATGTGTCCACTTACAAAAGAAGTTTATCTAATAGCGGAAATTGCTACGATTTAGTAGTATCGGATGGGTCCTATGTTAGCGCTTTAGGCATGTTAATTGCTTACGGCGGAACTTCTAATTTATTTGTGATAAACGAAGCTCCATGGGGTGCGGGTACCTTTACGCTAAACTATGGGATGTTTTGTGCTAGCCGTACAACAAGCAGCTCCGCATCTTTATACAGAAATGGAACAAGCACTGCTACAAGCGGGACAAGCGTAGCGTTGCCTGCATTTGAGCTACCAGTATGCGGTTTTAACGTTGGCGGTTCAGTTTTACCAAACACGGCACCGGGACAAAACTGGGCATTCTTTTCAGTAGGCGATGGCTTAGACGCAACTGAAACTGCAAACTTCTACACAGCAGTCCAGGCGTTCCAAACCACGCTCGGTAGGCAGGTATGACGCAAAAAATTTCAACTATCCTTGCATCCATAGCATTAGTGTTTATGCCCATTAAGGCTACACTTATTACAGTTATGGTGCTAACTGTCGCGGATTTAATAACAGGCATAATGGCTAGCCGGAAAGAAGGTAAGAAGATCACATCTTCCGGCCTTAAGCGGACAATCATTAAAACGACTGTCTACGAGCTAGTCGTTATGCTGGGGTTTCTTACTGAGCGATTCATGGTGGGCGATAGTATACCGGTAGTTAAAGTACTAGCCGGGTTTATCGGCCTTACCGAGCTTAAAAGCGTACTTGAGAATATTGAACGTATTTCAGGTATGCCAATTATAAAATTGTTAATTGAACGGCTTAACCAAACAGATAAAAAATGATAGCGTCAAAAGAAGCAGAAGATCTGATAAAACAGTTCGAGGGATGTCATTTAAAGGCTTATAGGTGCCCTGCTGGATTATGGACAATAGGCTGGGGCACCACAGGCCCTGGAATCCAAGAAGGACTTGTTATAAGTCAACATACTGCAGATATGATGCTAAAAGCTCACGTTCAAGATATAGCTTTAGATCTAACCGATATATTAGGCGTACAAAAGCTAAAACAACACCAATTTGATGCTTTGGTAAGTTTTGTGTATAACATAGGGATAGGTGCCTTTAAAAAGAGCACTATGCTTAAATACATAAAAGCTTATAAAATGGCTGAGGCTGCTTTAGAGTTTGAAAAATGGACTAAGGCCGGGGGACAAGAGCTACCTGGGCTTGTAAAGCGTCGTAAAGCCGAAAAGAAGCTATTTATAGGCGAAGTGGTAGCCAAGACTGTATACGATACAGTAAGCCCTAAAAAGGGCAAGTAGCTAACTGCGCGGCTCGCCAATCAGTACCCTCGTACACCAGTTCACCGTTAATCCACACCTTAATAACGCCTGGCCAAATAAATAAGTATTTAATTTCTTTTTTGTCCACACTTTGCAGTATACCTGTACTCACCAAGCTTGTCAAATCTTATTAAGCAAGGGGAATCTAAGTATATCATTACGCAACGATTACGGGATCGATTAAGAGCCCTTTGGTCGCCGTCTGTCCATTTTTTTGTGTGATTTACTACCATCGTCACTGGACACTTTTTTGACGTTAGAGGTACGGCATATAGAGCAGTAGAAACGCTTATCAGGCCTAATATCATTACCTTGGTCAACATGATCAGTTTCCTTTTTGCAGTCCTTGCAATGTATTCTCATTTAACACCTTTTGGACACCAATGGCTATGGGTAGTGCCACCTGACGCTTCGCTTCCGCATTCGCATACCGACGCTGACGATGACACCTGCGGTTCCGCATCCCAGCATTCTCTCATAGCTTCTGTAAAAGAGGGATCATTAAAAAAAGCGTTATAACAGGTAACGCACATTTCATACAAATTCTTAGCGTTTAAACAACAAAAATTATCTTTTGAATCTGTCATCTAAATCCTCATTGTACTCAGAGTAGTATAGTAAGAATAAAAGATTAGCGCAAGCATGGGCTAAATGGTTTATATCTGTCTCATCGTCGTATGTTTCGCCCTTATTCCATTTCATTAAATGTCTCTGTGCTGCTGCATAAACCCGAGACCATTCTATGCCTTTTCGCCAATTGTGTTCGCCGTACTTATTGGCACCAAAAGTAAGAACTTTAGCTACTTCGAATAACGGCTCAGAAGGCAGTAAATCTACTCGTATTTTACCTTCATCAAACTTTTTTCCCTTCATCGAGACACCATACGCAGAATCATATTAAATTCATTTAAAAACCTATCTACTGCAGTTTTCTTATAATACCTAAACTGAAACACTCCTGGCGACATAATCTCACTGCTAACGTTTATGTGGTCCAACCCTAAACAATGTCCATACTCGTGCCACAGTACTGTCTTTAGGATGTCGCTTCTAAGGGCTACGGGGTAGATTGTAACGATACAGCTATAACCATCTTTCTCTGCTGTGCCTGCTGCCCCCATTTCACTTTCTGATTCTGAATATCTGACGATAATAGGAAAAGCTCTTATCTTGTCTGGATCGGATGGATTAAATTGTAATGCTTCAGTTTTAAGTTGTTCATTAAGCTCAAGGGTATATTGAATAGTAAAGTTAGAAACAAAAGCATTTGTTCCTTTGTCAATTTTAACGTATGCGGGCCAAGTGCCAGCTCTACCGCATCCTACAATAAAAACTAACAAAAATAACGCTAATTTTTTCATATCACTTCCTCGTTAAAGAGTATGAAACAATACCTAACGCCATTCCTCCAACTATTAACACCCAAGTTGGTGTATTGCGTTTTTCTCTTTCGACTTCTTCTTTTAGGATTATAACTTGTTTTTTTAAATTGTCAATAGCTTGATCTTGAGCCACTATCACTTCTTCGCAAGCACGTAAAGCTTTTGGACAGTCAGCAAAAGATATTTGAGCGGATAACAGTAATATCAATAGCTTCTTCATTTACCAACCTTGCCCAGCACCGTTATTTTCGCCCCGGGCGTTTTAACAATCATAAAACCTTCATTGTTAGCGTCATTTATATCTCGCATAAACAGCCAACTTGCTAAATACCAGGCATCTTTAGTTTCGGCAAAAAGAATACCTACTACCTCAAATTTCATAACATCTTCACGAAGATTCCGAGGTGTGTCCATACAATGATCAACTGCTTCAATTAAAACAATAGGAAGATCTCTGTGCATTTTAGGTTTCATATTTACTCCACTGGAAGTATATGTATTCTTTGTTTGCGTAAATTTTCAGTACATTTATTTAATTCTCTTACCATGAATATCATCATGACTAAAAGAACTAAATAAACAATAAGCATCGGTGTCCATTTCATTGTTTTTTAGCCTCCCTTAGTTTTTTCTTTTTTTGAGCGATGTTTTCATCATCTTTCGCAATCGCAATGTCAAGTTCCTTTTCCAAAAGCTTAAGCTTTGCTGATTTAAGAGCATTGCTTTGTAATTTTAAAGCTACAGCCATCACACCAATTACAGCCGATAAAGCAACAATAACCCACTGAGTAAACGTAAGTGCTATTTTTTTCATAATTTACCCGTCCACCTTCCTCGTTTGTTTAAATGCATGGTAACAAGAACAGGATTGCCATCTACTACTACACCACAGCTAAGTATGGGTTTTTTACGCATATGTTTACCATACTCAAAAGCGTATGAATCTTTATCTATACCTGAGCCTACATTCATACCAAATAACAACACTTGCGAGTTGGCCCAGAATAGCACCCCAGCGTCAGCATGCAAATGGCCAATCACACATGATTTAAGCTCATCCTTAGCGGCGTTAATGGCACCGGTAACACCGGAATACCCTAATCCGTGTTTATATACGACACTGTCGATCTCAACACGGTCTTGCCATTTCCAGCCTTTAGGTGCTGCTAAAAACTCTCGGTATTCTCTCAGATACGCCCGAGGAATCCCGTGCTTCATTGCACGTCTAAAGATTCTTTCATCATGGTTGCCTTTACAAACTTTCATGTTAGGAAAAGCTTTGTAATAAGGTTGTAGTTGTTTAATTGCTTCTTTTAACTCATCGCCTGCGCTAAATCCATCTGGATCGTGATCCCAATCGCCCAAAGCGTGATGGTCTACCAAATCACCCACGTGAACTGTGATTGTTGTTTTGAATTTCTTTTGTACTGCTTTTAAAAATCGCAGGTAATCTTGATGTATAAACGGTGCCTGCGTATCAGCTATAACCAATACTTTAGCCATTTTTATACTTCCTTCTCGCTGTGTTTTCCTTTTTTGTTTTTGACCCGTGGCAATTCAAACACAGAACCTTGAATCCCAAGGCATTTGTGAACAATCTCTCGCAGTACACGTCCCAACCTTCGAAGCCCTTTTTTATGTCCACTACGGGCTTTACGTGGTCTAACTGCTTTTCTTTTGCGGGCACTATTGTGTTGCACTTTTCGCATAGGTATTTACCTCTTTCTACCCAAGCTCGCTTAATTGCGATGTTTCGCCAAGGCCATCTGTAGCTAGCCCTGCGCAGGGTATTTTTAACGAATTGAAATCGATATTTATCAATCTCATCTTTCGTATATTGATCTAATGGCTTTTTCAAGCTCATAATCTTCCTTTGGTTCGCTTAACATCTTGTTCCACTCGCTCACCCACCACAATGCTATATCCATACTGACGCCTGCATCATTCTTTAAGGCGTTAATCAACTTTACCAGAGTGACGTGCCTCTGTCCAGGATCTACTGGTACAGTGTTGGCCATCACGAAGAAACAATCAAATACGCTTTTTCCTTCTTTTTGTCCAGCAGAAACAATGTGCACTTCTTCCCTTTTAAGTGGGGGAAGTATGAGCGAACTTCCTTCTCGTTTAAATAAGAGAAGCTTTTTTCTTCCTGTTTTTTCATGGGTAGTTCCCGGTACTCTGAACGGATGTAAATGGGTGTAGATTGAGGTGTCGGCTTCCGGGAAATTCGCTTTAACCCACGATTTATCCAGTAAAGGGAGTAAATGACTGGGGCCATGGTCACGCAGTACACCAAAGTGAAGGCCGCGATTACCAGTCGTGTAGCAAACATAGTCATATCCCATCTCCTTTAGCTTGCTTTCGGCCCTTCGGGCGGCCAATTCGTCGTCGAAGTCGAGCCAGAGTCTTTCTGACCAGACAATACCCTTAAATCCCTTAACAGTTCCAGCCTGCTCAATGGCCTGTGCCGTCTCTTTTGTAACTTGATAGATAGATACAAACCCGACAAGGTCATCTTGTAGAGCATCCACAAAACGAGGCTTAGGGCCATAATCAGCGGTACTAGAAAAGAGGCTATAAGTATAACCATCCACATCACATCTCCTTATTGAAATAAATGAGGGAATCTGTTAATGAACTCTTTTTTGTTGTTTATAATCAATTCAAACGCCCTGGATTCGCCTTTAACAAGTTGAGGCTGAGTAATCAAAGGACATTTGTGAAACTGTACAGTTACAGCAAAGAATCCTAGATCAACTTCTTGAGGTTCAGCATAATCTCGTAGCGAACTATCACAAGAAATTGTAACTTGTTTATCAAGAAAATTATGATCTAAAGCTGCTTCAGTTCCCATCCAGAAATCTGATTCAATTAACCGATTATAATCTTCAAGCTCTTTTCCACTACGTTTAGCAATCCGTCCATTGATGCTATTAACATAATTAAGCAGATAATTAGCCATATTAATAAAACTTCCCGGAACATCGCCGCCTACCCCTCCTACCCGCGCTTTGTGGGTCATAATGATTGCAGACTCTAAAGCATATCTGTCATCCAAATATTGAGAAATAACAAAACCCATGCTAGCACTAAAAATGCTAATGGTATGTACAGGGCGCTTTAAGCTTTTAGCTGTTTCAATAATCATGAGACCATCTTGAATGCTTCCGCCTGGGGTGTTAAGAACAAGATAAATTGGTTTGCCTTTTTTAAGCTTAGAATCTTTTTCTAGTAGTTGTTTTTGAACTACTGCTGCAGTAGATCCTATAATTGGCAAATTAATTTGAATTAAATTATCGCTTGACAATTCAATATTATTACTATCTGCAACTGCTTTACATCCTGAACACATCGACGTTAGCAGTATAACTGAAATAATTAACACTAGGTTTTTCATTATTACTCCATTCTTATAAGCATTGTACCATAACACAATGTTAAAGTCAAGCCTATTCTTCATTTTTCAATCCGGCTAAAGTTGTAAAAAACTTAGACTCCGCTTTAATGTTTACGCACAATCCAAGCTCTTGATTTAAAAGCTTGAGGGTGGAGGCGTATATTTGTCGAAGTCTCTCGGCTTGTTCTTTAGGTACTTGGTTGCTGGTACTATCGTGACAATCAAGTAAGATAGGCTTGATTTTAATGCCTTCTTTCTCGCAATGCCTATAGATACTAAGCACCCATAATATGAGTATGTCGTGCGCACTGCTTTGTACGAACCTGTTAGGTAAGTCTTTATATTCTGGATCAGGGACACGTATTATCCTCCCGGTAATATTGCGAAGATAACCGTCTTTTCGATTAACTTCACGTAGTTGATAATTAAACTTTCTAACTGCATCAAACTTACGCCAGTAGGCTTTTACGTATTCATCGGCTTGTTCGACAGTAGTTGGGATGCCTTCTTTTGTAAGATTTTTAGACACTGTGTGCTTAGTGCCTGTGTATTGAACAGCAAGCTGGATAACCTTTGCAACCTTCCGTTGCTTTGCAAATTGTTCTTTGACTTCCGCTGTGATTGGTATATTAGGATTGTACCCATAATGAAGCTCCTTATCATCTTTAAACAATTCTAATGCCAAGTCAAGATAAATATCACCTAAGCCGTCTCGGAATACTTTGAGGAGCGACGGGTCTTCACTGTAGTGGGCGGTGACTGTGGGTTCGATGGCGGATAAGTCGGCGTGTACACCAACATATCCTTCGTCGCACTTAAGATTTTTAAGTATCGCTTTTTCGTCAAACGGAGCATTAAGTAGATATGGCTTAAAACCTGAGAGACGATAAGAAACAGTACCGCAGATGTTAAAGCCAGGATGAAGCCTACCGTCTCCACAGCTTGAGAGATAAGGTCCAGAAAAGTTAGTAGATAATGTATTAGCTTTTTCATATTTTAAGTAAGCCTCCACAAAACTACCTGACAGCCGTTTGATGCTGTCCCCGTCCACACTAGGTTTGCCTCCCTCAGTGAAGTTAGTGGGAGTATGGCCGAGTTTTTCAAAAAACAATTCCCTTTTGTGCGCGTCAGAATTGAGGTTAAACCTTTCCCATTTTTCAGGATGACTAGCATACCAAGTCTTGTTGCTTTCTCGTTTATACTCGGCAATTCTACGATCTGCCCAGTCTTTTTCGAGGGAACTAATTTCATCTTTAAGCTCCTTGTAAAATCTAGATTTAGCGGCTTCTTTCGTCCTCAATAGCCTGTTATGTGCTTTTTCTAAACCAGGTACGTCCACTAGCACGCCGCTATCTGTGTTTTTCTGTAATAAAATAGCATATTGCATCATTTGGTCAAGCATCCACCAATAGTCATGGGTGTTAAAAAAAGATGCCAATTTGTTATACAACTGTATTGTTGAGTAGGCGTCTAAAGCTGCGTATTTAGCTAACACCTCTAAGTCAGCTAAATGCATATCTGACCCATCACCTTTTCCGCCGTTAGCTTTTATGTTTTGCTTAAGCTCTAAACTTCCTTTTTCCTGCATGCCTAAAATTTCTACCTGGGCGTCTTTAAGGCCATAAGGTCTGGGCCCAGCCGGAGCAGAAGCTAAATGCCACATTATCCTGGTATCGGCCATCCATTGGGTGTTGATACCATAGTGCTTATCAAGATGAGTTTTATCATAAGTAAAATTATGGCCCACAAGACGATAGTCAGTAAGCCAAGAGCCGAGAGAAGCGCAAAGATCTTTATCAGCGTAATCAAGAAAAGTTGAAGTTTTTTTATCATATACTTTAAATGGTATGTACAATGAATTTACATTGTCTGTTTTTTCCGAGGTAGCTAAAGAAACTCCTAGAATACAAGTTGGATGGGTTTCAATGTCACAAGCGACTTCGCCCTTCCAATGCAAAACAATATCCTTAAATTCTTGCAATGTTTTTACAATTTTGTAGTTCATGTGTAAGAATGCCCCGTTTAAAGTCCGGGGCCACGACTATCGAGCCGATTTACATTCACGGCTATAAGCTACCCGTTTAGCGGGAATACAGCGCGCACTCGCTTAGTGGGCTTTCCAAGGTATTCCTCATCAACAAGGTAGATAGCGACACTTGCACCGGACAGGTTGTACGCTTCGTTTCCGGCATCCTTCGGAGACTTCGGAATAGGGAACGCATTGATTGCGTCGCTATCCAGTCCAAAAGCCTGAAGGCGTCTTTTAAGGTTACTTTCACCATATTTAGTAGCTTCCATAGTACCATTGTCAGTAAGCTTTGTCAAGACAATATTTTCGTATACTGGCTTTTTTAGTCCAGCAACGGAATACTTCAGCTCAACGCCAAAGCTACCTGTCTTGTAAGACTTAGGGGTAAACGCTTCAACAACTGCTGTTCGGCGCTCCCCTCGGTCCCCTGTTTCTTTTGTCAACGGTACAGCTTGTGTAGCTGCTTTGGTACGAGTGGCCCATCCACCTGCACCTGATCCTGATTTACTCATTTGTTTCTCCTTTGTTATAATACGCTTTTTTGATAGCTTTCTTGCTCCCAAACACTCATAGCACTCTCAGCGTATTTCATTGCTTCCTTAGCAATCTGTTCTTTAGATTTGGATTCTAATAATCCTTCTCGAATAATTATAGCTTGCAAAGCTGTTTTAAATAAAACAAGCTTTAAGTAAGTATCCTCATTCGTTAACATCTAATACCTCATTAACTTTTTCTAAAATTTTATTTAAAGTTTTTGCTTTAATTTCAACTTGATTATCGCCGTCTAAATGATTAGAAATACGAACAGCTCTAGTCCGTAAATCAATATCAATTGAAACATTCTTGTTTATTTTTTTGGTGATAACTTGTCTACCAAAAGCTTCTGTCATACCGTCGCTCATTGATCCTCCTTTTTTAATCTTGTTTTAAGTTGCATTTTTTTCATCAAATCTGGACGCATTTCCCTCATGGCGTCGTATAAAGTAATTTCACATTGTCTGCCTTCAAGGTCAGTAAACTCAAAGTATACCGCAAAATTTGCAGACACTTCGGTAATTTGTACCTCATCCACTAATTCTTTTTCCAAATAATCCATTAACATTTTAATGTCTTCGGCTTTAATTCTCATCATCTTCTCCATCGTCTTTTGGTTTTAATTGTTTATACTGTTCACAGAATTTAGCAGCAGGACAATAGCTCCTACATCTGATATTTTCTCCTGGTCTATATTTAATCGTGTAACCGCTACCCAAAGCTTCAATAGCAATGTTTGCTGCTTCTTCGCTTTGACAAAGTCTAGTAGCTTTTTTCTGACCTTTTTTTACGATTGCCCACACATCCCCTCTTGCCCATCTGTCTTCAGCAGAGCAAGCTGACTTGACTGCAAGTTCTTCGGGAGATTGGGAGGCAGCAGCTTTGTGGACGGCCACTCTTTCTGCTATGTAGGCTGCCACCTCCTCATCAGGTATGATCGGCACGTCAAGAAGTACTACTTGCTGTGCCGGGTAGGGGTCTCCTTCGCGTACATATTGGTTCTTAGACCAATCACGCAATATAGCTACTATCTGTAGCTTATTGACAGTGCGTCCGTGTTTCCGCAAAATGTGAGCATAAATATTCAACTGTTTTGCGTATTCTTCGGGTACACCGTCTCTGACTTTGTATACAGAAGTAAATTTATAATCTTGTAAGATTCCTTCTTTTAAAAGAAATCTATCCATCTGTCCGCTTACTTTCCAACCATCTACTTCTATATTTAACCTTTGTTCAGCAATTGCTGTTTCTTCTGCTCTTTCTAAAATGCCATGTACGACTTGACCTAACAAACTCCAAATACGATCTGATACATCTTCCTCAAGCTGATCACCAAACTTTTTTTCTAGTGCCAGCATTTGAGGAGGCTTTAGCAAAGAAGTGACTGATATGTCGCAATCGCCGCTGCTATAGCCGTCGTTAGAAACAGCCTTGACAATAGGCTGTGGTAAATTTAGTTTGTTAGTTAATTTCATATAAAGGCATTATACCACAAGTGCAAAAAAAAGTCAATCTGCTTTTTCACCGCAATCCTGGCAGAAACCGTTGTTTACGTCCATATGCACGCATTTCATCTGATCAGTGTCGCTTTCAGAATAGTGCGGAAATGCTTGAGACGTAAGCTCTAAAAAGCCAGATTCTGTTACAATTACCACAGTGCCTACTGACACGTAATCAAGATCACGTGGGCTGATGTCTTCGTAGGTAAAACGAATCACTTCTCCCTGTTCATCCTCTAACAAACCTTCTTCGCCATTCCAATCAATAATTTTAGCTACGCCAAAATCCATACTTACCTCCTATTTGTTACACTATACCATACAAAAATTACATAATCAATAAATTTCTTGTCAAGTGTTTTGTTTATAATAAAATCAATAACTTACAAAAAAGTGCTTGACAAGCATAAAATAGTCAGGTATAATAGCTTACATGTGGCTAAGTAATACGCCACAAGTATAGTATATACTATAAGCGTGGCGTTAGTATAAGTTATATTATATGACAAAAAAGCTTGACAGTCAAGTGTTCTTGTGGTATAATGCTATACATGAAGTTGAATAGAAAAATGCGCAGAGCGCTAAAAGCAAAAGGAGTAAAGCCAATGAGAAGTGAAGAAGTGATCAAGAAAGACTACGTAGATCTTTGCACACGTGCGGGGGAACTACAGTATCAACTTGAGCAATTAAAATCTGGGTTACATGAGATCAACAATCGAATTCTTGCTGTGAATAAAGAATTTGTAGAGTTGAAACAATCTCAAAAAGAAGAACCCAAGGAGACTTCCGATGCTGCTTCGCAAGCCCAAACTGATTAAGATCGCCCTTACGCCTGAAGGTTTTGCTGAACAAGCTGAAGCTTTTTTACAGTCTCAAGGATTTCCAGTAGACCAAGACGGTAAAAAATTGTTTGCGGCTTTTATTCAACATTTGCCTCAGGATAACGATTCATTCGACCCAGATTTGTTGGGACGTATGATGAGAAAAGCCAGAGCTAACGAGTTGGCCTTTTACTTAATGCATCCAGATAAAGCACCTAAGAAAGAGCAAGACAATGGAAAAGAAGCAACTACAGAAGCTTCAAAAGAAGTGGTATAACAAATTAGCTCGTACCGGATTTAAAGATCTGGAAAATGTATTTGTATCAGGGGAGCCTTTACTTCATTGGGACAGCATCGAGTTTCAAAGATATTTCTCCCCTGACACTTTTTCTGAAAGGCAAAGATACTACGAGCTTGCTGGACAGTTGTTAAACGACTTTAAGTTTAAAAGTAAAAGAGATAAGAAAATCTGGGAGCTTCATACAAAGGGAGTGTCTCAAAGAGAAATAGCTAAGAAGGTAAACTTACACCATAATTGGGTAAGTAAAATTATTAAGAAGTATGCAAGTTACATCAAGTACGATTCAAATTAGAAGCATCAAGTCAGAAGATTTACCACTTATTTACTCGACTTGGCTATTAGGTTTATACCATGGATGCGATTGGTTTGGTCGCATTAAAAAAGAATCATTTTTTAGAAATTATAAAGTAGTACTAGAACGCCTTATACCTAAATGTGAAGTTAGAGTTGCATGCTTAGCTGACGATGAAGATGTTATTTTAGGATATGTTTGTTTTCGTGGAGAAAACCTAGATTGGATTTTTGTTAAAAAAGCATGGCGTAAGATGGGTATTGCCAGGATGCTATTGCCTAAAGGTATTACTAATTGTACACATTTAACAAAAGTAGGAAGATCGATAAAACCAAAGGAATGGACATTTGATCCATTTATATAGGAGAAAAGATGAGAGCTAAAGTATTACACCTAAAACAAGCAATTACAATCCCAGGCACTAAAATTCTAGGCACTGTGTCAATCGTACCTGAAAAGTATCCCACAGCTCAAATGCAAGTTGGTGATCACGGAGTAGTTATTTCTGATAACGGTATTCACACTTTTGTACCCATGAGTAACGTTCTGTCTATCATTTTAGATAATGAGGATTTAGATGGAAGATCTGAGTAAGCTTTTAAAGAAAGCTAGCGATGCAGTAAAAAAAGATATTAACCATATTTATTTGGAAGTATCCAATCGTAAGCTTTCTGATAAGTCTGCAAGGGATCTTGTAGCTTATGTAAAACTTTTATCTGATCTGTCCAAGGCACAGAAAGAAAAGAAAGAAGAACTTGCTTCAGTGTCAGAAGATGAACTGAAGAAATTAGCAGAAGAATTATTAAATGGACCCAAATCTTAAAGACGTTTTATCTGAGCTAAAGAAAAGAAAGGAAAAGCCTTTCAAGCTCGAAGAATTTTTGTTTAAAGAACAATTGTCTTTTGTTTCAGATAATAGTAGATTTAAGGTTGCAGTGACTACACGTAGAGCCGGTAAAACCGTTTCTTGTGCTGCTGATTTAGTTTACACAGCTGTAAACAATATTGACGTTATTTGCATTTACATAACATTATCTAGAAGTAATGCTAAAAGGATTGTATGGCCCGAACTAAAAAAGATAAATCGACAGTTCAATCTTGGAGGCGTTTTCAACTCATCCGAATTGTCTGTTACATTTCCATCGGGGTCTACTATTTATTGTACAGGAGCAGCTGATAAATCTGAGATAGAAAAGTTTAGAGGTTTAGCAATCAAGAAGGTGTACATTGATGAGTGTCAATCATTCCCTTCTTTTATCGAGGAGCTTGTAAATGACATCATTGGTCCCGCTCTTTTGGATCATGCAGGTACTATTTGCGCTATCGGCACTCCCGGGCCTATTCCTTCTGGCTGGTTTTATGACATTAGTCGTTCTAGGAGTTGGTCACAGCATTCTTGGGGGTTTTGGGATAATCCGCACATCGAACAAAAATCAGGAATGTCTCACAAAGAAGTCTTTGAACAAGAATTAAAACGACGCGGTGTAATGGCCGATCATCCCAGCATTCAACGAGAGTGGTTCGGTAAATGGATTCTTGATACAGATTCTTTGGTGTATCACTACAATAAAACCGTAAACGATTACGATGAGCTTCCGCCCGCTAAGTGGAACTACATACTGGGGGTGGACCTTGGTTACAACGATGCTGATGCTTTATGCGTTCTTGCTTGGAGCGAAGATAGCACTTCTACGTACTTGGTGGAAGAAATTGTCACGAAACACCAAGGAATAACAGAATTAGTTAATCAAATTGAAACGTTACGTATGCAATACGATATAAGTAAAATCGTAGTTGACACAGGCGGCTTGGGTAAAAAGATTTCTGAAGAAATATCAAAACGTTATAAGATATCTGTTACGCCTGCGGAGAAGGTTAGAAAAATAGAATATATTGAACTACTTAATGATGCGATGCGTACTGGACAATTAAAGGCTAAATCTGATAGTATATTCGCAAGTGACTGTATGAAGGTGGAATGGGATTTAGACAAGAGCACGCCCGATAAACGTGTAATCAGTCGACGGTTCCACTCTGACGTGTGCGAATCGTTACTTTACGCTTGGCGAGAAAGCTACGCATATACTCACAGTAAAAAGCAAAAAACATTAGTTTATGGCTCAAAAGAGTGGCAAATGGAAGAAATTGCCCGTATGGAAGCCCAGGCTGAGGAATACTTTAAAAGCCTTGAGAATGCTAATAAAAACGATGACTTTGGATGGTAACTGTGTTTGGTCAAGCAGTTTAGATAGCTAATTAAGCTATTGATAAAAGGATATAAAATGCCATTGAAATACGGTAAATCTAAAAAGACTTTACAAGAAAACATTAAGACGGAGATTGAGCACGGCAAAGATCCTAAACAAGCCGCTGCTATCGCTTATTCAGTTAGACGTAAAGCCATGAAAAAAATGGCTGATGGCGGAATGGTTAAAAAAGAGCCTATGAATAAAAAGCTTCATCCAGATGGCGCTAAAAATCCTATGCCCAAGATTGATGAAGAAAAGTACAAAGCTTTTAAAAAATCTTCTGGCTTTGCAAAAGGTGGCGAAGTGATGTGCGCTCACGGTGGACCAGTTCACTGCGATATGGGATGTTATGCTGAAGGTGGGGAAGTGATGGACCCAGAATCAATGGAAGGCGAAGTAGATGTACACGTTAGCCGACCTGATTATATTGATGAACTTGAAAACGAGCCAATGGGCAATAGTTGGCATAGTGATGAATTTTTAGCCGATCCTTATGGCGAAATGACATCTAATCACCACGTAGAGTTTGACCCTGATGTAGAGGAAGAAGAACACGGAGAAGGCGAAACCAGTTCTTTTCATGATAGCATGGAATACAATCCTAAGAAGCGTCTTGAAAAGATTATGGCCCGGAGAAGAATTTCAAAGTTTTCTAAATAGGAGGAGTGATGAACTTAAAGGAGTTAGAGCAGTTAATGAAGTTATGCCACAAGCATAACGTTAAGCAAATTACTGTCGGTGATGTTTCTATTAGCATTGAAACATTAATACCTCCTAAGCAAAAGCTTAAAGAAAAAGACGTCATTCAAGAAAACCAAGAGCCACAGTACACTGAAGAAGATATTTTAATGTGGTCAGCCGGTCAATTATAATTTATGGCTAAAATTACAAAACGCGAATCAAGCGTGCGTGAGACTGTATCTGTCCGCACACAGTCAAGAGCTGCTGAAGCCGGTCCAGCTAAATGGTGGAAAGCCGGTAACAAAAGCGAGCGCGGTGCTGCACTCGTGTCTACCGCGGCGTTCCTAAAAGAACAACTACAGTTTCGTTACAGACAGGCTTCTATTTATTCTCGCCTGTATGCTAATATGCCTTTGTTCGGGATGGCTGGGACTAGCTTAAATAAATTAAGCCAGAATAACCAGCTACCTCTAGATCGCCCCACTATGAACGTGGTGCAATCGTGTGTGGACACACTGGTGAGCCGCTTAACGCAATCTCGACCCCGTCCAGTATTTCTTACTGACAATGGAGATTACAAAGCCCGTAATTTAGCTAAACAGTTAAATCAATTTATTATGGGTGAGTTTTACAGAAGTAAAGCTTATGACTTAGGAACTCAAGTTCTTAGGGATTCTGCAGTGTTGGGCACAGGCTGTATCAAAGTCTATGAGGGTCAAGATAAAAAAGTACACCTGGAAAGAGTACTGTTTACAGAATTATTAGTTGATCCCAATGATGGTCTTTATGGAGACCCTCGGCAAATGTATCAGTTGAAATTAGTCGATAGGGAAGTGCTGATTGAAATGTTTCCTGACAAAGCTAACGATATTATGCGAGCTGAACAGGCTTATCCTGACACAGCCGGTGACAGTAGCAAAACCGCGTCTGACCAAGTTATGGTCATCGAGGGTTGGCATCTTCCTTCCGGTCCGGGAGCCGGAGACGGTCGCCGCACGATCGCCTGCACCAATGTAACCTTATTAGATGAAGAATACACAAAGGATAAGTTCCCATTTGTCTTTATCCACTTTAGCCAACGTTTGTTAGGTTTCTTTGGACAGTCCTTAGCAGAGCAGCTAATGGGCACTCAGGTAGAAATTAACAAGCTTTTAATGACTATCAGCCGCTCTATCAATCTTGTCGGCGTTCCTAGGGTGTTTGTAGAAGATGGCTCAAAAGTCGTTAAAGCTCAACTCAATAACGATGTGGGATCGATTGTCACCTACCGTGGCACTAAGCCTACGTATGAAATAGCACCCTGTGTGCCTGCGGAAGTGTATGCACAATTACAAAGACTTGTCGACTACGCCTATCAACAAAGCGGAATCTCAGCCCTTGCTGCTGCAAGCAAAAAGCCTGCTGGACTGGATTCTGGTGCAGCCTTGCGAGAGTATGACGATTTACAATCAGATCGTTTCGCTACCCTTTCAAAAAGATATGATAACCTCTACGTTGAGTTGGCATACCAAGTTATCGAACTTGCAAAGGATATCGCAGAAAGAGACGGAAACTACACTACAGTCTATCCTAACAAAAACGGAACAAGAGAAGTAAACCTTCCTGAAGCTGATTTGTTACAGGACACTTATATTATTCAATGCTATGACGCATCGAGCTTACCACGCGACCCAGCCGGACGTATGCAGAAGATTATTGAAATGATTCAAAGTGGTATGGTAAGTGTGCAAGAAGGTCGACGTCTTCTTGACTTCCCTGACCTGGATCAGCAAGAAAAACTTGCTAATAGCGGCGAAGAACGAATTCTTTACATTCTTGATAGAATTGTTGAAAAGGGTGAATACACTCCGCCAGATCCTTTTATGGATTTAAACTTAGCTATACAGATTAGTAATCAATACTATAACTTGTATATGCCCACAAAGCTTGAGCCTGAGCGAGCGGAAATGATTCGCACGTTTAACTCACAAGCGATTACGTTGCAGCAAGCAGCGCAGCCGCCGATGCCTGTAGCAGCCCCGGGAGCAGCTCCTTTAGCTGTACCTGAGCCGTTACCGACATCACCAATGGTACCTCAAATAAAATAGGAGTGATAATGTCTAATGAAGTGAAGGCACCTACGGCGCCTGAAGCTGTGGAAGCTAGTACTGAAACCCAGGTAACTGAACAAAAAGCCCCACAAGTTGATCAATCTCAAGAAAGATTTGCTCAGCTTGCACGTAAAGAAAAAGCTTTACGAGCACAGGCACGCCAGTTGCAAGATCAGCAACGGCAGTGGCAAGAACAGCAATCTAAGTCTCAGAATTCATGGAAAGATCAATTAAAGTCTGACCCACTTTCAGTATTAGCTGAAGCTGGTCTTACACATGATCAGATTGCTGAAATGCTCCTAAATAGTCGTCCAGACGACATTGAGCTAAAACGAATTAAAGCTGAATTGAAAGCTATCAAGGATAGCCAACAAGATCAGTTCACAAAGATTCAAGAGCAGCAAAAAGCCGCTTACGAACAAGCCGTGAAACAAGTTAGCCGAGAAGTGAATCAATTGGTTAGCAGCAACGAGGCTTACGAAACAATCCGCGCCACTAACTCGCAAGAGGCCGTAGTCGAGTTAATTAAACAGACATACGATGAAGATGGCGTGTTACTGAGTGCTGAAGAAGCCGCAGATATGGTAGAAGAATACCTAACTGATGAAGCTTTATCTTTAGCCAAACTTAAGAAGGTGCAATCCAAATTAGCCCCATCCGAGGCCGCACCATCGGATTCAGAAGCGTCACAAGTTCAGAAGCCACAAATAACAACAAAAACATTGACGAATACTGTTACAGCATCGTCAAAACCTTTGACAAACAAAGATCGCAGAGCACGTGCTATTGCGGCTTTCAAGGGTGAACTAAAATAGGTGACATATGGCTGCTATTTACGCAAGCGTAAGTAACCAGGTAGCTGCTCTAAAAGAGTTGTATACCGGTGATGACTACATGAAGGATCTAGTCTATAAAAAGAATCCTTTACTGGCCCTTATCCCCAAGGACGAAAGTCCAAGTGGATTTGCAGGTAAGTATATCCCAGTGCCTTTGGTGTATGGTACACCGCAAGGCCGTTCTGCTACCTTCAGCAATGCTCAAGGTAACCAGACCGCTCCTCAAATCTCAAGCTTCTTCGTTTATCGTATTAGCAACTACCAGTTAGCTACTATTACGAACGAACTTTTGGAAGCTACAAAAGATAACGCCGGTGCTTTCGTAGATGAAGCAAAGCTTGTCATGGACACAGCTTTTCGCAACATTTCAAACGATTTAGCACTTGACTTGTTTTTAGGCGGTCAAGGACGTCGTGGGGAAATACTCACTATCTCCTCGCCCTCTACTGCTGTCGGCGCTACCCAGATCCAATTAGCTCAAGCTGCTGATGTTGTAAACTTCGAAGTCGGTATGACTATCGTAGTAAGCGCATCTGTCGGTGGAGCTCCTTCATCTGACTACGTTGTACTCACTTCGGTAAACCGTTCAACTGGTTTACTGCGTGGCACAGCTTCTGCTAACCCACTGTCCGGAAACTGGGGACCTGCTGGTATCCTGTCCGTACAAGGTGACGTTGCAGTTGGTGGATCTACCTCGACCTCTAGCTTCTTGAAAGTTAGCGGATTGAGCGCATGGTTGCCAGAAGTAGCACCTGCTCCAGGAGACAGCTTCTGGAACGTGGACCGTTCCGCAGATCCTACCCGTTTAGCTGGGGTACGATATGATGGTTCTAACCAATCAATCGAAGAAGCTCTGATCGACGCTTCCTCTCTCGTTGCACGAGAAGGTGGGCAGCCCGATATGTGCTTCATGAACTTCGCATCCTATGCAGCTCTCGAAAAGAGCCTTGGATCTAAAGTTCAATACGTAGATGTCAAGCACGAAGAAGCTGACATCGCATTTGCTGGTATCCGAGTGCACGCTCCTTATGGACCGATCACTGTGATGCCTGACAGAAACTGCCCCCCACAACGGGCATTCCTGTTGCAAATGGACACTTGGAAGCTCCGCTCGCTCGGAAAAGCTCCTCACATTCTGACCTACGGGTTGGAAGGTTTGGAAGGTTTACGAGTTGGCACGGCTGATGCATTAGAGATCAGAATCGGTTATTACGCGAATCTGATTTGCAATGCTCCAGGTTGGAACTGCACAGTAAAGCTTTCTGCTTAATTGCAAATAGCTAACGAGGGCCCCTGGGAGAAATCCTGGGGGCTTTTGCTTTATGAGAGATAGAATCGAAAAAATCATAAGAATGGCCCGCGGCGGTAAGATTAAGTCAAAACCCTTCCACGGTTATAATCCTAAAAAACATTCCCGGTCAGGCGGCCTAAGTGATTCTTATAGAGAGAAGTATAACAGAGAGCATGGCTCTAAACTCAAGCGTCCTGTTACCGGCAAAGTGAAACCAGGCTCTAAGGCAGCAGGTAGACGTAAATCATTCTGTGCCCGAATGTCCGGTGTACCGGGTCCTACCTCCAAAGACGGAAAACTCACACCTAAAGGTGCTGCACTTAAGCGGTGGAAATGTTGAGTGATTCTGTCTAATTATGTGACACACAGCATTTTTGATGCCTAGGATGCCCTAGGCTGTACCCGGACTTGAAAGAGCCCCTCAAGTACGGTGAATGTGAACGGGGCGCTATAAAGGGCATTAAAATGGCTAATAGGCTTTTTAATCAATTCTCGTTTGGTTTAGAAAAAATGCGAGTAAGCTTGTTCTTGAGCTTCTCGATCGATGGTAGTGGAGATCCAATCCTAGATGCTGCTAACAGCAAAGGTATTGAATCTATTACTAAGTTAGGCACTCCAGGTAAATACAGAATTACCATGCAAGATGCTTACGTAAAACTTTTAATGGTAGAACAACTTCCCGTTAATCCAGTATCTGCCGCAGTTCTCATGTCATTAGATAATGATGACGTGCAAAATAAAATTATTGATATACAGTTTGCAAGTCTTGCTACAGGTGCAGGTACATACCTATCCTCCGGTGAATCTCGTAAAATGGTGTTAGTACTAAGAAATAGCACTGCTCCCTAATCCTCCCAAGTTGTTGACGACGATAGGGCCTGGGTAAAACTGGGCCCCTTTCCCAAGGAGCGAGTGTGCCAGCACCATCAATACCTCAAAATCTCATAGCCCAACAAGGCGATGGCCAAGTGTATATCTCTTGGGACCAAGTCGCTGGGGCTACATCGTACCCGCTGCAGAGGAGTACAGATAATGTCACCTTTACAACTATATCTACTCCTAGTGCGCCTGAGTACCTTGATACTAGTGTCACTATTGGTACTACGTATTATTACCGAGTAGCCTCTGATAACGGGCTTACTTCCGGATACACCTTATCAGTATCAGCCGTACCCACAGCCACAGGTACTATGAGTTTAGGTCAAGTTCGTCTTCTTGCACAGCAAAGAGCCGATCGTGTAAACAGCAATTTCGTTACAAAACCTGAATGGAATAGCTATATTAATCAATCATACGCAGAACTTTATGACCTACTCGTAACTCTGTATGAGGATTATTACGTAGCTCCACCTCTTACCTTTCAAACAGACGGCTCGACTAGTCAGTATACACTGCCCAACGGTACTAACTTTAACGGCGCACCAGCATTGTATAAGCTTTTAGGAGTGGACTGCGGTCTTGGAGCACAAGGTAACGCCTGGGTGACCTTGCATAAGTTTGACTTTATCAGCAGGAATCGGTATGTATTTCCAAACATTACTTCGACTTTCCTTGGCGTTTTTAATCTCCGTTACCGTTTGGTGGGCAACACTCTATTTTTTATCCCCACTCCAAGTGCTAATCAATATATTAGACTTTGGTATATCCCACGCGTCCGCACTCTTTTAAAAGATAGCGATCTTCTCGATAGCATCAGTGGCTGGACCGAATACGTTATTGTCGACGCAGCAATTAAATGCTTGCAAAAAGAAGAATCTGATGTTACAGTATTGCTAGCGCAAAAACAAGCTTTGATTGATCGTATTCAATCTTCGGCTATGAACCGAGACGCAGGTCAGCCTGACACTATCTCTGACGTCCGCACCTTTGGCGAACGTTGGGGCGGATACGGCTCGCCAAATGGCGACGGCTCTTTTGGAGGATACTAATGGCATTGCCGATCTACAAATCGGATGACAATAGTTTGACGCTGCTGCAAACGGCATGGGCCACACAGATTAATCCCGTGCTTGCCTTACCCCAAAGCAGCGGCGTAATACTAAAGAGTGTGTCTCTTAAGACAGGAGATAACACTATTAATCACAGGTTAGGCAGAGATTTACAGGGATGGCAGCTGATTCGTGTCAGAGCGGCGGCCACCATTTACGATAAACAAGATGCTAATCAACTAAAGGATTTAACGCTAGTGCTTAATAGCTCAGCTAACGTTGTAGTTGATTTATTTGTATTTTAAGGAGGGCACATGCCCAATACGTTATCTCCCAATATGTCGCTCATCCTACCCACGGTAGGACAAGAGCCAGGTCCTAATTGGGCTTTAGATCTTAATAACTCTTTATCTATCATCGATCAGCATAACCACGCTCCGGGTAACGGGGCCCCTATTACCTCGGCTTCTCTTGATATTAATATCGATCTTTCTTATAACAGCAACAATGCCACAGACTTAAGGTCAGCAAGGTTTACCCCACAACTTACCCCATTGTCAGGCGGACAGGACGTTGGCAGTCTTTATGTATCTGGACAAGATTTATACTATAACGATACTCTTGGTAATCAAATACAATTAACTGCTTTTGGTAACGTTAACGGAACGCCCGGGTCTATTGGAAGTCTTATTTCACCCGCAGCTGTGACCTACGTACCGTTAACCCAAACCTATGTTTTTGAATCAAATCAGACGAACGCTACTCCCGCGTCCCTGGACCTAGGTAACCTGTTTTTAAGAAACATCACTCCCGGCGGTAACTACATACAAATTCAGCCTAATGCTGTCCTTCCCGCAAACTATTCTTTAACCTTACCGTCAGCATTACCAGGAGCTGGTACGACTTCGGTATTGTTATTGGATTCATTGGGAAATATAGCTACATCGGGTACAGCTACCTCTTTGAGTGTTTCTACATTAAACGCACCTAACGTTAATGTATCCAGTGCTTTATCTATTAAGAATGATAATGGATTGCTGCAATTTAAGAATTCGGCAGACACTGTGCAATTTGCTAGCATCGTGGGATCATCTTCAGGTCTTACTTTAAATTTACCAGACACAGCTGATAGCTATACATTTCAAGTAAATACTGTAACAAAAGCGGTTATAGACAATAACGGTATTGATGCCGGTTATCTGTACGGTACTATCCCAAGCTCTGTTCTTCCACCTACAAGTTTAAACACAACAGCTATTAATTACAATGCGGCCATGGGCACTGCCTCGGCTGTTTTAGTTGCTACAAACTCTATCACCTGCGGTGCCTCAAGGCCCATAGTAATCTCAATATCCCCAAATTCAAATTCGTATACTATAAACGTAAGTCGGCACTACTGGTACGTAGTAGTCACAGGACCAAGTGGATACTCTCAGACTGTTTATCCAATCCGAACCTATGACTACGCTACAGGCGGAACTACCCCGACGCCTACAGATAAAGTGATATCTTCTACAGTTTTTGTTACCAGTGGCGTCCTTGGCACCTACACAGCTAGTTTGTATGCGGGTAACGGCAATTTTCCTTTAAACGGCGGTAACGTAGTTCTTCAAAATTATAATTTTCAATTTTTTACTTTTTAATTTTATAAAATAAAATGCCAGTACAAAAACAAACATTAAATATACCGTTTGCAAAAGGATTAGACACTAAAAATGATCCTTGGCAAATTGATCCTGGCAACTTTCTTACGCTTGAGAATGCCCTGTTTCAGCGTGGAAATGCATTGCGTAAACGTACTGGGTTTACGTCTATAACTAGCCTTCCGGTAGGGGCGTCGGCAACCACTCTAACTACATACAAAAACAATCTAACAGCTATTGGCATTAATCTTTATGCGTTTGCAGATGAGAGTGATCAATGGATAAACAAAGGTAGAATACAACCTATATCTTTGTCTACAGTGTCTACAGCGCGTACAGCTACCAGTATTACAGCTGTGGACAGCGCTGTGAGCACTAATGGCCTTATTTGCACTGCATTCTTGGACGGAGACGGCGTTTGGAAGTATACCATAGCTTCCCAGAATACGGGCGAAACTTTAATCAATATCACAGCATTACCCTCCACAGCTTCTATAGCTAAAGTACATCAATTAGGCAATTACTTCGTTATTACGTTTTTTAGATCAGGTAACAGACTTAGCTATCTTGCTATTCCGTTGACGGCTATCACTAGTCCCGCCCCCGTACAAGATGTAAGCGTATCCGCTAACATTGCATACGATGCGCATGTAATAAGTGACGTTATGTATTTGGGGTGGACTGACGGTTCCAACATGCGTGTAACTAGCGTTAATGCTGGATTGCAGCAAGCTGCTACTTTTGTTATCGCGGGGTATACAGCGTCACGTGTCAGTATAACAGGCTACCAACCTGGACCAACAGGTCCCGGCTCTATCTGGCTCACAGCTTATGATTTATCTGATGCTTATACGTGGAAATTAAATAGTTCTTTATCCACAGCATCTTCTGCCTACCACACTGTTGTAGCTACTACCGGTACACAGATTACATCCATAGCTGATGCAAACAAGGTAACACTTTTTTTACAAGTGACCAACACTTATTCATTTTCATCCCAGCGCACTGATTATATTGAAAAAATTACATGTACTAACGCGGGTGTAGTATCTTCTCCGGTTGTAGTTCACAGAGACACCGGCCTTGGAAGCGAAGCTTTTGTTTACAATAACACTATATATTTTTTAGGTGCCCACAATGGTATTAATCAGCCCAGCTATTTTTTAATAGACGAAGCCGGAAACGTTGTGGCTAAAGTGGCTTATAGCAACGGAGCTGGGTATCTCACTACTCAAGTAGTTCCGTCTATTAGTATTGTCAATGGCTTTGTAAACATTGCTTATTTATATAAAACACTTGTTATTCCTGTAAACAAATCTCAAGGCATAAACGCTCCTAACGGCGTGTATGCTCAGATTGGTACAAATCTTGTCACGTTTGATATGTCAAGAAAAAATCTTGAGACCGAAGAACTTGCTCAAACATTAAATATCTCGGGTGGGTTTCTATGGATGTACGACACAGTCACTCCTGTTGAGCAAGGCTTTCACATGTGGCCGGATGAGATATTAGCTACGCCAAGCAATAACACTGGCGTTCTTACAACACAACAATACTATTATCAAGTAACGTACGAATGGACCGACGGACAAGGTCTCATCCACCGGTCAGCTCCAAGCATTCCAGTCGGTGTAAATTTGACCCCACCTAATGATACAATTACACTTAACATCCCTACGCTTAGATTCACAGCTAAAAGCAATGTGCGTATTGTTATTTATAGATGGTCACAAGCTCAACAAGTGTATTATCAAATTACATCTGTAGCTTCCCCGCTTTTAAACAATCCAGCTGTAGACAGCGTAACGTACGTTGACACTCAAAGTGATTCTCAAATTCTAGGCAATAACATTCTTTACACCACAGGCGGCGTAGTTGAGAATATTGCCCCTCCTCCCACATCTTTAATCACCAATTTTAACAATAGGTTATTCATCGTAGATGATCAAGACCGTAACACTATTTGGTATAGCAAACAAGTGTTGGCTAGTACGCCAGTAGAATTCTCAGACTTTTTCACCATTTATGTTGCTCCTACGAGCACAGCTCAGGGTGATCCAAGTAGTATTACAGCTATCGCATCGATGGACGATAAGCTTATTATATTTAAACGCAGCACTATTTATTATCTTACAGGCAATGGACCTGATATCACTGGTGCTAATAACGACTTTAGTGACCCTGTGTTTATCACCGGTACCGTGGGTTGCATCAACGCTAACAGCATTGTCTACACACCTAACGGTATATTCTTCCAATCTAATAAGGGTATTTGGGTGTTAAACCGAAACCTTACCACAGAATACGTAGGTGCACCTGTGGAAGGCTATAATCAAATCCCTGTAAGCGATGGGCTTACCATCCCCAATACAAATGAAGTGAGGCTTAGCATAGAGCCTGATGTCAGTATGGCTATTTATAATGACTCCCACGTGCTTTTAAATGGCTCAGGACAGGTTCTTATTCAAGATCCTACCATCTTTGTTGATGGTGGCAATGCAGGCCTTATGCTGATGTATGATTACTATTACCAGCAATGGGGCACATTCCGTGTAAAACAAGGTCCAGTGACTTTTTCTGTTAAGACAGCCTGGTTTTCTCTCGCAGGAATACAAGGTTTTGAGCGTAGTTATTGGATGACTTTACTTGGCCATTACTATTCTCCACATAAGCTTTCAATTACAGTAGCTTATGATTATAATGATAGTCCTTCGCAATCTTTGTTAGCTATTAGTCAAAACTATTCTCCTGCTTACGGTAACGACCCTTTGTACGGCAATGGTAGTCCTTACGGAGGTCCAGGGAATGTAGAGCAATGGCGTGTGTTTTTCAATCAACAAAAATGTCAATCATTTCAGTTACAAATAAATGAAATCTTTGATCCACAATATGGGACTGACGCAGGATTTGGTGTGCAACTCACTGGAATCAATCTGGTATTGGGTTTGAAGTCGAGCTACCCACGTGTCACAGCCGGTCAGCAAATATCGTAATGCCGAAGTTTACTCTAATCAAGACCACTTACATTGACCAATTAGCGCATAACTATGAGAAGGAAGGTCACACAGTAGATTGGATAAACTTTAAAGAGCTGTCTGTTCTTTTACCGATGTTGTTTGGTAGAGGATTTAAAGAGTTTGACACTGCTAAAGTGTTATCAGAGCTCAAGATATGGATACCAGGTAGGGCTGAGTATCTGGTAAGCCGTGAAAAACACTTAACAATTTACATTAAAATCAAAGCCAGTGGTATGTTTTGCAATACAACAATGGAAGCTGTCAATTCACTCACGTTTGACGTGTTTGTAAACAGAGGCACAGCTATATTACGGTTATGCTGGGAGTTTGAGCCAGTGCCTCAACTTCCAAAACCTAAATAGTTATGAAAGTAAAGCATTGTTATCTTTGCAATGTTGCTTTTGCTAAGCCTGACAAATGGAATCCAGATCAAACGGGCGTTACCGAAAGATTACATTGCAGTTTAAAATGCAACCGCATGTATCGCATAGCTTACGCTAGCGATCCCACTTTACGAATAGAGCATTCCATACGTAGAGCACAAGATTCACTCAACACAGCTGCACTGCCCAAAAGCAAACAAATCGAATTACGCCTAAGGATTGCCAATCTTAAGCGATCTTTACGCGCCTTACGTGAACAGGCGCTTTAGCATTCTTAGTGCCTTCCAGTTTTCTAAATACATGAAACCAAATAGGATGTGTTAATATAATCATTATGCACTTTCCTCTGTTAAGTCAACAACTTTATTGACAATTAAAGTATCGTTTGTAATCATCCAACCACTAAGTTTATATCTATGCGCTACGTTATTATTAATAACTCTAACGCACTCAAAGCAAATGCGCACTTGCTTCTCATCAGATAAATGCATCATAATTGATTGAATAAATGACACTTTTTTACTACAGAATAAGCAATTCATATTACATCCTTTCAACTACTAACATTAAAGCCATAATAAGGTTAACTACAAACACTAACACTAAGTAAGTATTGTTATCCATTGTCTGTTTCCTCCAAGTTATAAGTGACAAGTTCATCTTTTTTATACCCTTCCTTTGTAACAGCATGATGTAATATCTTTAGCTCAGCATGCCAAAGCTTACGTAATTCTTCGTAAGTGAACTCATCATTGCTATTTACGATTTCCATTATCATCTGTATTTTTGTCATATAATCTCCTTATCTGAGTGTAGAATAGCAATAAATTGTTAAGCTATTATGAAGCAATTGTGAAATTTTAAACATAATTGATATCATTAGCATTATTACTTGTATTGTATTAATCTATGCATCTATAGGTGTTTATTGCTTGAGCGTATGCAATGGCAAACAAAATGCTAATTTCGAACGGTTATTCCCATCAAACATACAGCAAAACGTGTGCCAACGGCCTATTGGCCTCCTTATTGCCACATTCCCCCCTGCAAACGTGGTGCCATGCCTTAATAGTCGGGTGGTACTACGCCCATCCCTATTGGTATGAGAATTGCACCCCCCTACCCCCGCTGCTAAGCACTCGACTTTATTATAATATGAGCATCGTCCTGGGGTATATTTTTTTAAACTCGACCTAATTTCAACTACTTACAAATATTTCCCGCATGAATTAAAAAAAATGCTTGACATATATTTACTATTTTGGTATAATGAGTAACATAAGTAACCCTATATAATAAGTACTCTACCCCGGCGTTATACCTAATTAACTGTGACAATCGGCATTTAAGGAGTGGTGTATGAGCTTGAAGCGCGTGACAAGTAAAGACTTCCCATTAATCGTACACTGGTACCGAAAGCGCAAGCTCACCCCTCCCGACCCAAGAGCCCTAAGCGATGTGGGTTTTATAGCTGACAATAGGGTTGCCGGTTGGTTGTTCATAACCAATTCTAACATAGCGATGATTGAGGGTATTATAAGTGACCCGGAATCAACGCCAAGTTTGAGAAAAGAATCACTTAATAAATTAATTGGGTTTCTTATTGACTTTGCACTCAGTTTAGGGTATACTCAGATAATTGGAGTTACTAAGCATCCTAACGTACAAGAGTTGGGAAAACGATACGGTTTTAAAACTTTACCGCATACGGTAATTTACTTAAACGCTTCGGATTTCGGAGCTGAGCAGGAAAGGGAATGAATGGGATTCATTACTAATTTATTTCGAGGTCCCGAGCAATACGAAGCTCAAGCTGGGTTACAACCAGGTCAGTTGCAACAAACCTATCAGCAACAACAAGATGCCATGCAAAAGATGGCAGGCTTTGTGGCCGCCACTCAGCCAGGCATGGCTCAAGGCTTAGCCTCCCAACAAGCCCTTTCGGGTCAACTAGGCCAAATGGCCCAAGGCCTTGGCCCCAGCGTAGGTGAAGCCGTACTTCAAAAACAAGCTGGTGACATTACAGCTCAGCAGGCAGCACTGATGGGTAGTCAACGCGGCGCTAGTCAGAACGTTGGATTGGTTGGTCGGCAAGCTGCGCAAGCAGGTATGCAGGCCCAACAACAAGCAGCGTCCCAGGCTGCTATCCAACGTGCCGGTGAACAGCTTAGTGCCATACAGCAATTACAAGCCCTTTCAGGTCAGCAAGTTGGCCAACAGCAAGCTGGCTTAGGTATGTATGGTCAGTCAGCTTTGCAAGCTCAACAACAAGCCTTACAAGCACAGCAAGCTCAAGAAGCTGCCCGCACTAGTATGGCCCAAACTCGAGAATCCACTCGTGGAAGCATTTTAGGCAAAACGTTGGATTTTGCTGCTGCACTTAAAGGAAAAGCCGAGGGTGGCGAAGTTAAGCCTGAAGAAGCTTTTGACATCGTAGAATTTTTAAACGCAGTAAAGCCTATGGCTCATGGCGAAAAAATCCCAGGTAAGGCCAAAGTCGACGGAGACAGTCTTAAGAATGACACTGTCCCCGCACTACTATCTCCAGGGGAAATAGTAGTCCCGCGAACTGCTGCTAAAGATCCCGAGAAGGCCGCAGCATTCGCTAAGTCTGTTGCAATGCGTAGCTCTAAAAAGAAGAAGAAATAAAATGCTATTATCTATTGTAGCTCATTTCGCTATTGGTTATATTATTGGCATGCTTATTGCTGAAATCTTTATCAAGAGGGACTAATGAACTTTAAAGATTTTAAGAAAGTGGATGTCACGTCCACTCATACAGTATTTAAACATCCTAGCGGACACACGATACAGATTGCTCACGATAGTCTAACACCCGAACAGAAAAAACAAATGCGCGAGATTCCAATTCAAAGCGCAATGGAAAAGCTTCGTGAACAACGTGAAGCTGTAAAAATGGCAAAAGGCGGTGGATTGTATGAAAACATTCATGCTAAACGTGAGCGTATTGAGCAGGGTAGCGGTGAACGCATGCGCAAACCTGGTAGCAAAGGTGCTCCGACTGAGGAAGCTTTTAAGCAATCCGCGAAAACTGCTAAAAAAATGGCTGAAGGTGGCGAAGTCGAAGGTGATGAAGATGCTTTCGAAAAGCTGCAGTCAGAAATGCAACAAGCAAAAGAAATGCCGATGCCGGGCGAGGCACCGTATTCTGTGCCAGTGCAAGGCTCGCCGGTAGCAGGATACGCTCAAGATCTTCTGCAACAACGCCCTGATTTAAATCCACAAGAGCTTCAACAAATTATGCAGAAAGCTCCTGAAGGATTGCAAGGACGTACACCTAATCAAATCTTAGGTGTAGGCAGTGTGGAACAAGCCGCAAAGCCTGAAGAAAAGTTAGAAAACGTACAATTAGAGCAACCATCTCCCGAACAACCTCAAGTAGCCGGCTCACCTTCCATCGGTGCAGCAATAGGCGTAGAAGGTGCCTTACAGCAAATTGAGGGTGCACGTGAATTGGCCGAAGCTCAAAAAGTCAAGTCTATTGCCGAAACTGAAGCTATTGGAAAGTCCTTGCAACAAATGCAAGAAAGTTTGACAGCTGCTCAAAAACAAAGACAGCTTATACAGTCTAATATTGATCGATTGACAAAGTCTGTAGAAGAAGGTACACTTAAGCCTGATAGAGTATTAGGTACAGGTACTAATAAAATTATGAATGTTATCGGATTAGTGTTAGGCGGAGCAATGCAGTTTGCTACACTGGGTATTGTTCCAAATCTTATTAAAAAAGCTATTGACGACGATATTGAACAACAAAAGTCTGAGCTTGAGCAAAAAAATAATTTGTTATCATACAATTTAAAGTTATTAGGCAACATTAACGATGCAGAAAACGTTACACGTATGCAAATGGCTACAATTGCAGACCTCCAAGCTCGTAAAGCTGCTTTAAAATCATCAGACAAAGAAGCTATGGGTAGGTATATGGTAGCAAGTGGTGAAATTCAAAGTAAACTGTTTGCACCTTATATGCAACAAATCGAACAACAAGCTGCAATTAGACAAGCTGCTTCTCAGCCTATTACTTCCCCCGGTCAAGTGTTAAATATGATACAATCTCGTATTGTGGATAAAAATTCTCAAAGACAAGCAATTAAAGAGTATGGCGAATATAAAAATTTAATGTCAGGCGTAGACCGAGTAAAACAAGTAATGCAAGAGCAAGCGGATTTGAACACTTTAGCTAATAGAATTAAAGCTCCTATACAAACTTCCCAACGTCTTAAGACTATGCAGGCACAGCTTTTTCCGATAATCAAAAATATGACCGGAGAAGGCAGATTAACGGATACTGAGCTTGAAACTTTAATTAAACCGTTTATGGTTAAACTTACAACAAGTCCCGAGACTGTAAATCAAATGACAACTGATTTAATAAATTCTATAATGTCTAAAATGGGATCAGTTACCCCTACTTTAGAGCTTTATCAGATTAATTTACCAAAACCGATTCAAGCTAAACAATTACCCACAATGAAAAGGAAATAATGCCAGTCATTATTAACAATTCTACCGGTGTAGCTGAAAACCTAACTCCCGATGAGGCTAAAGCCGCTTTGGAAAGTGGTACGCATTCCATACCCTTAGTGGACCCTCAAGGAAGCCCCGTATCAGTTGAGTATAAGCAAGCTCAAGATGCTTTACGCCAGGGCTATCAACAACCTGACCCAACTCAACTACAGGACTTGATGCAATATGCAAAGTATAGCTCACCAATTGAACAAGCTAAAACTTTTGCTGAAGGCGCTGCTTCTGCTGCTACATTTGGTCTTAGCACTGGTCTTGAGCGCGCTGCTGGCGTCAATCCTGAAGACATTCAGAAAAGACGTGAAGTAAACCCAGGTATGCACATGGCCGGTCAAGCTACTGGTCTTATCGGCTCAAGCATCGCACTTCCAGGTGCCGGTGCAGCAGGTGCTTTAACACGTGCAGGCGAAGCCGCTGCAGCCGCCACAGGGCTTACCGGAGCTACACTTGCGAGCAGAGCAGCTATTACCGGTGCAAAGCAATTAGCTGAAACAGCATTGTTTCAAGCTGGTGATGAAGTGTCAAAAGCTTTTACAAATGATCCAGAGCAAACAGTTGCCACAGCTCTTGCCGACGTTGGACTTGCAGGTATTGCAGGAGGAGCTTTAGGATTAGGCGGACACTTTGTAGCCGCTCCTTTGTGGAAAGTTGCACAAGGCCCTAAACTAATGCAAGTGCTTTCTGGCCTTAATTCAAAAGTAAATGGTACAGCTATTACAGCTGACGTTGCTGACTTAGCTACAAAAGCTGGCATTGAGCTTAAACCAGAAATTGTGGCAGCACTTAGCCCCGACACACAAGCCCGACAAGCCGCACAAGTGCTAGCAGAAGGTGCTGGAACGTTTGCAGGTAGGCGATATCAACAAGGCCTTACAGAAATGCGAGATGAAATTTCCAAGAAGGTGCTACAAACAGTCGGAAAGACCGAAGCCGATATCGGTGTAGCTGCTTCAGAAGCTTCTTTGGGCAGACAAGGCAAAGATCAGTTTAAAAAGGTATTTACAAAACAAGCTGATGATGTTACTAAAGCTTACGAAGCATTTGAATCTAAAATTGCTGATGCAAGATTTCCAAAAGCTATTGAGCAAGATTTAGGCAGTGAAATGTTAGATGCTGCTATTAAGAATAAGTTTAACATTGAAGTAGGCAGCCCTGAAATGGCTCAAGTTAGAAAGTATGTTGACAGTCTTGCCAACGTAAACACTTATTCTGACTTCGTAGGTTTAAACTCTAACATAGCTGGCAAGATGTTTAAAGAGAATCCACGTCTTTATGCAACTATGAAGCCAGTGATGGATAAGTATGAAGACTTAGCGGCTAATAGTTTATTTCAAACTGCTGCTCCTGAGGTGTTAGCTCAGTACTCTGCTACAAAAGTCCAGTATAGGGAGTTAAAAACATTAACTGATGCTCTTAACCAACGTCTTAAGGTTGGTAAGGTAAAAAGTCCACGTCAGTTTGCTGCAAAAGTAGGTAAGCTTACGCCTGAAGCATTTATCGCTAAAATCGGAAAAGAAGCTGACTCTGAATTGTTGGCGCTATTGCAACAACAATTTCCAGAGCTTGCGCAAACTGCTAAACAATATCATTTAAATAACATTTCTTTAAATAGATTAGCAGATGGTAGCCTTAACTTAAATTCTTTCTTTAAATCAGTCGATGATCTATCTCCTGAAATGAAGTCTTTTGTGTTTGATGCCCCTACTCTGGAAAAGATTGAAGCCTTGAGACAGCTTAAAGAAGCTATTCCGAGTAGACTAGGTCCTTCTGGCACACCCAAAGCTGTTGATGCTATGTTCGGACAAGTACCAGGAGGCATTGGCGCTGTTATTGGCTTACTTACAGGTCAAGGGATTGGTACAGGATACCTAGTGGGACAAGGAGCTAAGATTTTAGGTCGAGAAGCTCCTGATGCATTACGCCTTGCTTACTTAAAGATGATTGGGAGTGAAGCTGCAGCATCCCCTGCTGGTTTTAGCGCTATGTTTAAGATGGCCGAAGCTGCTTATCGTGGTGCTCAAAAAACTGATAAGGCTGTTAGAAATATTTTTAGGCCTGCAGCTCCTGCTATCTCTGAAGGATTGGCACCATCCGCTAAATCTTTACAACTTCTTGACAAAGCAGTTATGGCTGCACAAGCTCAGCCTGAAAAGATGTTAGATTCGAATGACGATGTGGCTCATTATCTGCCTGATCATGCTATGCATCTTACTGCAACTATGGCCCGAGCAGTGTCACATTTAGCATCTTTACGGCCAGAGGCTTCAAGACAGGGTGTGTTAGATCGCCCCAAAGAGCCTTCTGATGTAGAAATTGCGAAGTATAATAGGGCTTTACAGATTGCTGCACAGCCCCTAACGATACTAAGTAGGGTGAAGGACGGATCGATCACCACAGATGATATTAAGACAATGTCGGCGATTTATCCTTCTCTTTACGCTAACTTAAGACAAAGGATTATGAATCAGTTGACTGAATCCAGATTGCAACTACCATATTCCACGCAATTAGGTTTAAGCATGTTTCTAGGAATGCCCCTAGAATCGTCTATGATGCCCAATAACATCATGACGAATCAAGGCATACATGCACCCCCAATGCCCGAGCAACAGCCTCGTGGCGGGGCTCCTAGTGCCTTAAAAGCTAGTAAGATGCCTAGCATTTATTCTACCCCTGAACAACTTAGGGAGCAGAAAAGAAGTAAATAAATCGTAGTCGGGTTACCCCCGATGAATCTCACAAGGAACGGACCATGAGTAAAAAAGTAATCGAACCCAGTAGAGTGTTAGTAAACGGCGATATGTCGCAAGCTACGCTCGTTAGCGCTTCAAGCGTTATAAAGTATATGGACAATGTCAGCTATCAAGCTGTCTACAGTGGATCTGCCACAGGCACGTTCGACGTAGAGGTTAGCCACGACGGTGTCAACTGGTCTGCTCTTGGTTTACTTATTCCGGTATCTGCAGGATCTCCGCAGTTCATTGACATCAATCAAACAGGTGCAGCTCACGTTCGCTTCACCTACACTCGCGCAGCTGGCACGGGTACTTTGAATGTTACAGTGACTGCAAAGGAGATCTAATATGTCTAATTACACACGTTTTCCCGAAATTTCAGGTGGCATTAAGATTTATCCCAGTGCTACCAATTTTCCGTCCAATCCAGGAAAAGATGGTATTCAAGCCGTAGCAGCTGACACAAATACTATCTATATTTTTGACACCGCTACGTCTAACTGGGTACCTGTAGCTACTCCCGGGGCTTCTATTGCTATTACCAGTCTTACCGACGATGTAAGTGCTACTGGTCCGGGTGCTGCAAGTGCCACAGTTAACAGTGTTGGCGGTGCCGCGGCTGTCGATATCGCTACAAGCGTAAGCGACACTCAAGCCGCTACGGATTTGTCTACACCGTCTACACTGATGAAAAGAGACGCTAGCGGAGAAACTTCGTTAGATGGTCTTAACTTAGATGGCTCAACAAGCGGATTCATTAAAATGCAAGCCGCAGCCACTACTACGAGCTACACGGTAAAAATGCCTGCAGCTCAGGGTGCATCGTCTACTTATTTACAAAACGATGGGTCTGGTAACCTGGCATGGGCTTCTATCACCCTGTTACCAAGTCAAACCGGAAATTTAAACAAAGTGCTGGTTACAGACGGGACTAACGCAAGTTGGCAATACGCTGGACTAGGTGCAGGTAGCTTAGGTACTGATAACATTGTTGTGGGTAAAGCAAAACCTACATCCCTGTCTACGGGCGTTAGAAACACAGTAGTTGGTACCGGTACTACATTTGACACTGTAAGCACTGCTAGTGACAATGTTGCAATCGGTCATAACGTTGTTGTAAGTAATTCCCCAAACACTGTCACTATCGGTTCAGGGGCTAGTTCACCCAATGCTCAAGGCGAAAGCGTAGCAATCGGGTATAACTCCGCTGGTGGATGGTATTCGGTAGTAGTCGGGTCCAATTCAAGCACCTGGACTGGAAATAACGGCGGACAAGTCGTTGTAGGTTCCAGTTCAACTTCTGGTCAATTTGGTACAACCATAGGTGGATTTTCTTCCGGGGCAAACGGTTCTATAGCCATAGGACGTTCGGTTACAGCAAGCGGTACAGGCTCAATTTCAATAGGAAATGATTCCAGTACAGATTCTATAGCCAATATTATGGCAATCGGGTCTGATAACGTGCCTATCAATGCGGTATATTTAGGAAAAGGCGCTGCGAGCCAAACCACAGCAAATGCCGTAAAAATACAGACACAAAAAGCTGTAGGCACTAACATTGACTTATCCGCGGGAATACTTACATTAGCAGGTGCTCAATCTACCGGCAATAAGCTAGGTGGAGATGTTGTTTTAGCCGTAGCCCCCGCTGGAAGCTCTGGAACAAGTCTAAATGCCCATGTTGAAATGATAAGGGCAAAAGCCACTAAAGAAGCTAAATTCTCAGGTGGAATGATTGTAAAGACAATCCACGGCCAAACAGGAACAGCCAACGTTATTACCGCAGCTATAGAAGATTACTACATCGGCGTAGACTGTTCTTTGAACGCTAAAACAGTTAACTTACCTGCAGCTTCTTCTGTAGAAGCCGGTAAGACGTACGTTATCAAAGATGAAAAGGGTAACGCTACGACAAACAATATTTCAATAGTCGCTAACGGGACTGATCTGATCGATGGATCTGGATCGGATTCGTTAGTTGTTGACTATGAATCCATTACCATCGTTTGCAATGGTGTAAATGAGTGGTATGTAATATAGCCATACGAAAGGAATCTATAGATGGCATTTATCAGAAATACGGATAAGCTTGTTGAAGGTGCAAGTAAGCTCTTCTTCAATAATATCCGTGCAAAAGCCGCTGTCCAAAGCGATTTGGACGGTCTGACCGCCGAAGATGTCGGTATTAAGTTACGACTTGACATCATCGAAGGCGGGGCTGGGGTAGTTGGTTCTATCGCGAAAGCGCAAGCCGATGCTCAGTCATATGCAGACCAGAAGATAGCAGCTCTTGTTAACAGTGCACCGGAAGTTCTTAATACCCTAAAAGAACTGTCTGATGCATTAGGCGGTGACGCTAATTTCGCTAGCACGGTTGCTGGCCAAATTGGTTCCGTTGATAGCAAGGTCGATCAAGAAATTCTTGACAGACAAGGTGCAGTTAGTGCACTTCAAAGTAGTTTAAACAGTGAGATATCTAACCGAGAATCCGGTGACAATGCTCTAGATCTAAGACTTGATGTTTTAGAAATGGACCCTGTTACCAAATCCTACGTTGACGGAGAAATCCTCGCCGTAGAAGGTCAGATTTCCGCTGAACAATCCCGCGCTGAAGCTGCTGAAGCAGCATTAGACGGGCGCTTGGATATCCTCGAACAAGATCCCACGACTAAGTCATATGTTGACGGTCAAATCGGAAACTTGGAAGGTCAGCCAGATGTCGCAACTTTTGTTGGACAACTGTCTACATCCGTGTTTAGTTCGATTAGCGCTGAGCAATCGCGAGCCGAAGAAGCAGAAGGTTTACTCTCAGGTAGACTTGATGTTTTGGAAAGCGATCCAGTAACCAAGACTTATGTCGATGGCGAAGTGTCTGACCTACAAGGACAGATCACCCAAGAAATCAGTGACAGACAAGCTGCAGTAAGCGCTGAGGAAACTCGCGCAATGTCAGCAGAGTCTGCATTGGATGGGCGATTAGATATTCTTGAACAAGATCCTACTACAAAGTCCTATGTGGATGGAGAAGTAAGCGATCTTCAAGGTCAAATTACCCAAGAGATCTCTGACAGGCAATCTGCTATCCAAAGTGTAGAAGGAATGGT